CGATGACAAGCAACTCATTGTCGGACTAGATGCGGTTGGGAGACCTCACACACAAATAGGAGCACAAGTTATACCTGAAGATTTTTTATTCAAAGGCTCTCCTAGCCAGATAAATATAAATCAGATAATGCCCCCCGAGAATAATTTTAGTGGCGGTAAAGTTCAAAGTTATATAAAGCGCGACCCAGATTATCAAATTAAAATTGGTAAATCATTGGCATCTTTATTAAACGATATGGATAAAAACAACCAACTTGAGATTGATGATGCTTCTATCTTTGCTCGTGAATCATATGGCATATACGATACTAAAGCTAACGGATTCGTTAGATCGTTCTTTTTTGATCAAAGAAATCCATCAGAAGCAGACATGGCCAGTGTGAGACAAGGGCTTGATCTTTTTAATGGAGTGGGAACGAACCCTTATGGAGACGCTAAAGCGCTTATCGTTGGCACTAAAAAACTTTTAAAAGGAAACAATAAAAGGTTTTTAACCCACAAGCAATTACAACCTTACATATTAAAAGCATTAGAGAAATTTGCTCCATCAAAATCTGTAGACGGCTTTGCTGAAGGCGGAGCTGTAGAATATGATAAAGAAAAAATAGATATGTTTGCCACAGAGCTTCAAAACTTTGCTGAAGGTGGTATAGTTAACGAAGAATATGATCCAATCCGTATAAACCATAGCGCCAACTTATTATTGCAGGAGATTTAATGTGGCTGAAGAAGTAGAAGTACAAGTAGAAGAAGTAACAATGGTGGAACTTCCGATAGAAGAACTGGAAGTTGAAGATACCGAAGACGGTGGAGCAATTATTCGTATGGAAAATATTTCTATACGAGAAGGCTCTAGTCACTTTGATAACATTGTAGAAGAGGTTGACCAAAGCCTTTTGACATCATCTATCGCTGACTTAATGACTAAGATAGAGCGCGACAAAGAAGCTCGTCAAAAAAGAGACCAGCAGTACGAAGAGGGTTTAAGAAGAACAGGTCTAGGCGACGATGCTCCGGGCGGAGCGCAGTTTAGCGGGGCCAATAAAGTTGTTCACCCTATGCTAGTTGAAGCCTGTGTTGATTTTTCTGCAAGATTTATTAAAGAAGTATTCCCACCAACTGGCCCAGTAAAAAGTAAAATTATTGGAGAAGCTGATAAGGGTAAAGTAAGCAAAGCTCAACGTAAGACTGAGTTCATGAATTGGCAGACAACTGAACAGATGGTCGAGTTTCGTTCTGAGCTTGAACAGCTTAGTACTCAACTCCCACTAGGTGGCGGTCAGTACATGAAGTTTATGTGGAACTCACGTTTCATGCGCCCAACTTCTGAGTTCGTTCCTATTGATGATATCTACCTTCCTTTTTCGGCTACTAACTTTTATACAGCTGAACGTAAAACTCATGTTCAGTATGTTACGCAAATGGAATATGAAAAACGTGTTGAAGCTGGGATGTATTCAGATGTGGACCTACCATCTCCAACAGAACCAGAATATAGTTTAGCTGAAAAGGCTAACGAAAAAATTGAAGGTAAGCAGAACACTTCTTACAATGAAGACGGCCTTAGAACAATATTTGAAATCTACACCTACATGGACTTTGATGACGGTGAAGGTTTAGCTCCTTATATTCTTTCTGTTGATAAATCTTCAGATAAACCTTTATGTCTTTACCGTAACTGGGAAGAAGACGACAAGAAACAAAAAGAACTGCATTGGATTGTAGAGTTCCCGTTCGTACCTTGGCGTGGTGCTTATCCGATTGGTTTAACGCACATGATTGGTGGATTAAGTGGAGCAGCAACGGGCGCATTAAGAGCGTTACTTGACTCAGCTTATATTCAAAACGTACCCACATTGTTGAAATTAAAAGGCGGTCCAAACGGCCAAACTTTAAATGTTCAACCTACAGAAATTGTTGAAATGGAAGGTGGCGCGCTTATTGATGACGTTCGCAAATTAGCTATGCCTTTACCGTTTGCTGGACCAAGCCCAACATTATTTCAACTGTTAGGATTTTTAGTAGATGCTGGTAAGGGTGTTGTTCAAACATCTTTTGAGAAATTTAATGACCAAAACCCCAATGCTCCTGTTGGAACAACGATGGCCATTATTGAGCAAGGGATGGTTGTTTTTAGTTCAATTCATTCTCGCTTGCACTCATCTATGGCTAGAAGTTTTGGTATTCTTCATCGCATCAATAGCATGTACTACACGCAAGAAGAACTTGATGCTTTAGAGGCTGGCTTGGAAATATCGGTAGAAGACTTCGATGGTCCGTCTGATGTTGTACCTGTTAGTAATCCTGCTATATTTAGTGAAGCTCAACGTTTTGCGCAGATACAAGCTATCATGCAACGTGCTCAAACTAATCCGCAAATGTACGATGCTTATGCTATTGAGGAAATGTTTCTTAGAACTTTAAAAGTTCCACCTCAAGAAGTATTGAACCCGTTACCCGGCTCTGAAGACAGAGACCCTGTTAGTGAAAACGTAGCAGCCGCTATGGGTCAACCTGTATATGTTCTTCCTAATCAAGACCACATGGCTCACTTGCAGGTACATCTACCATTTTTAAAATCACCTATGTTTGGTTCAAGCCCAGCTATAGCTAATACATATATGTATCCAATGGCTCTGCATTTAAGAGACCATTTATTAAATTATTATTTATCGGAAGCACATAACGCTATTGATAAAGCTCAGTCTCAAGAACTTATACCAGAAGAAGCTGAAGAACAAGTGTCTGTTATATTAAAGGTTCAACAATTTATAGAGCAACAGCTTGGTGAATTTGGTCAAGAGCTTAGTCAAATAACTGAAATGGCGCAGCAATTTAAACCAACTCGTCTTATAGAAAAAGAAAGCGACGCAATGCAAATTGCACAGCTTAGTGCTCAACTTAAACAAGGTGAGCTTGCACAGCGCGCAGAACTAGAAGCTGCTAAACTTCAACTAGAGCAAGTTAAACTTGAACAAGCTAATCAGATGGCACAATTTAAAATGCAACAAACTGCGGAAATTGAACGGGCTAATTTAGCTGTTAAACAAGCAGAGCGTGAAGATAAAGCTGAAACCCAAGCGTTACAAGAAATGTCACATATAGAACAAAATAATATAAGTGAAATGTCTGAGAGTGACAGATTAAATACTCGTGAACAAGGCGAAAACATGCGTAAGGCAGAAGATTTAGCGGCGAGAGAGCGAATGAATACTCAGGATAATCAGACAGCTAAAGACATAGCCTTACTTAAAGAGCTAAACGATAGGTCTGGATTTTAGGAGAAACAAATGAAAACACATATGATGCCCAGTGGTAAAGTTATGAAAGGCGCTACTCATGGTCCAACTCGCATGGCCAAAGGTGGCGAGATAAATATGGACTCACCTGACGTGCCTCAGCACAAACGCATGGCAGCGGGTTGCTCATGCAAACAAGGTTCTAGTAGGAAATAATTATGAAAAACGTAAATCACTATGAGAAGAACGGGAAGCTATTTACTGGCAAAACACACAAGCACCCTGACGGTACTTTGATGAGTGGCGCTAAGATGGGAAAAACTTCTAAGGTTGTACTTCATTTTGGTGAACTTAGTGATTCATCTAAAAAGAAAGCTAGAAGTCAATGGTAGCTAAAAAAGGTTTATACGCAAACATTCAAGCCAAGAAGAAACGTGTTGCAGCTGGGAAAAAAGATCCAGCCACAGGGAAACCTGAGAAAATGCGTAAGAAAGGGCAAGCAGGTGCACCATCGGCTGGAGCTTTTAAGAGCGCAGCTAAGACCGCTAAGAAATCTAAGTGAATATAGACTTAAAACTTTTGAATCTTATCAAAGCTAATCAAGCGGAGTTTGCGCTTGAAGCATTGAAAAGACCTCAGAAACGCGATACTTTTGAGTATGGATATCGCGTGGGTATGGTTGCTGGGTATGAAGCATCCATAGACATACTTTTAAACTTAATAGACGAGGATAGGAATGGAAGAGATGAGTTATGAGGACGCACTTGTAGAGGCATTTCCAGCAGCAGATGCTGGTATCCGGCCTTTCGGTAGCCGCGTTCTGGTTCAAATACGCACAGCTAAGAAACAAACAGCTGGTGGAATTATATTAACAACAGACACAACAGACACTGAAAAATGGAACACCCAAGTCGCCAAGGTAGTTTTACTTGGTCCGTTAGCTTTTAAGAATCGTAATACGATGGAAAGCTGGCCAGAAGGTGACTGGTGCCAAGAAGGTGATTTTGTACGTGTAGCTAAGTACGGAGGCGATAGATGGGAAGTTCCTCTCCCTGAGTCTTTGGATGGTGAAACGGCGATGTTTGTTATTTTTAATGACCTTGACATTATGGGTAGCGTTGCTAACCCGCTTAAAGTTAAGGCGTTCATCTGATAAAGGAGATGAGTAATGGCTGAACAAGAAGTAGTTGATGAAATTTTAGTTGAAGACGATTTAACTGAACAAGATGATAGTGAAGAAATTGTAATCACAGAAGAAGCACCTGTTGAAGAAGTAGAAGACGATAGTATTAAAGCTGAGGCTGAAATCGAAGAAGATAACGCTGATGAAGAACGCAATGCTATTCGCCAACGTAGACGCAAAGAAAAAGCTGAACGTAAAGAACGTCAACAAACAGCTATCAAGCGTGATAAGACAGAGTTAGATTTTCTAAGAGGTCGTAACGACGACTTAGAAAGACGTATTAGTACACAAGAACAAAGAGCACACAAACAAGAACTTTCAAGCATTGACCAAGCAATTGCTCAAGCTAATAAAGAAGTTGACATGGCAGAGCGCGTCATTGCCAAAGCTGTTGAACAGAACAACGGTAATGATGTTACTAAAGCGATGAAGTATCGTGACGAAGCTATGAACAAAGCTCAACACCTTACTTATAATAAACAGCAAGCATCACAGCAAGCAGTTTCTGCACCTCCATCACTTGATGACCGCACTATGCATCTAGCTAAACAGTTTATGGATGATAACCCGTGGTACGATTCAAATGGTCAAGATGAAGATTCAGCTATTGTTATGGCTATTGACCAATCTCTTAGTAGAGACGGTTATAATCCTCAGACTGATGAGTATTGGGATGAGTTAACGGCAAGGGCTGCTCATAGGTTGCCAGAAAGATTTGAAGATGAGGTGTCTTCAAATAGTCCAAGTAAAGGAACGCGCAAAGCTAGAGGCGGTCCAGCAGTTGGGTCGGGTAAAGAACATGCCCCTTCTTCGACTAGAAAAGAAGTTTACATCAGTCCAGAACGTAAGTCAGCTCTAGTAGAAGCTGGTGTTTGGGACGACCCAGTACTAAGGATGCGTTATGTAAAACGATACGCGGCTTATGATAAAACGAACAACTAACACACTACTTGCTTTTTTAGCAAATATAAATGATAATAAACCCATCGCTGTATAGGAGCGACTAAATATGAGTAAAACAGACGAACGAGTAAAGAAATCCGTAGATGAAGGACGTGCAAACCGTGCGATGGTAGATCGTGCGCATACCGAAAGTCGGGAAGTCACCGAAAACGAACGGGTAGAAATGTTCCGTCAACAATTATTTCAATCTTCATTACCAGATTTACCAGAAATCGACGGCTGGCACATGTGCTGGCTTACAACGACTAATCCTCGTGATTCAATCCAAGGACGTATCCGTTTAGGTTACGAGCCTTTAAAGCCTGAAGATGTACCGGGCTGGGAATATGCAGCACTCAAAACGGGTGACTGGCAGGGATTCATAGGGGTTAACGAAATGCTGGCTTTTAAATTGCCAATATCGTTATATGAGAAGTACATGATGGAAGCCCATCACGATGCTCCTTTACGCGAAGAAAGCAAATTAACAGACACGG